ATGGTCATCAACAACAACATACTTAGCCAAGTCTTTCATTTGTCTTGGTTGCACTGCTTTTTCAACAGTCAAATTCCAAATGTCATCAATAGAAGGCTTATCACCTCCAATAGCTTCATAGTGCTCTCGTACTTTTTGTGTATCAACACCACAAGAAACACCATCCACTTGAAGTTGAAATTCTGGTTTAGCCTTCACAGTGATAACATAATTCATCCGACGTTGTATTGAGTATGGACAATTAGAATATTGAAATGCATCCAAAGATTTCTTATTAGTGTTCACAAGAACGACCTTAGGTTCAACAAAGACTTGACCCTTACTTGCAAGGTCAGCCTTATTGGCATAAAAAGGATTGTTGTTGCAAACATCAACAATGAATCGAGTTGGAGGCTTTTCAACATAAGCTTCTTTTTCATTCGCAATGTCATCAATAACCATGACGAGTTTGTTCGTAGTCCAATTAGACATAAACTTATCGCCTGCATTGATAGAAGCTCTATATTCTTTGCCCAAAGGTAGATCAGCACTCTTCAATAAGCAATCAACAATCTGTTCTCCACAAGTTGTTTTTCCTTGATTACTCTCACCGAATAACTCGAGAGCAAATGGAGCAGGTCGCATACCACAAGTAACTTTCAACGTCACATATTCGTTCTTTATGGTACACAATCGTACATATTTGTCATCAATCAATTTCTTATTGAAGGAAGATTGCTTATTTTGAGTTAACAATTTGAACTTGGTCGCACAGGATTCCAATCTCTTGTCAAATTCAGCTTCAGAAATCTTGGCTATTTTCTCAAGGTTGCCATTTTTAACTAAATCCCACCACACAATAATCTTGTTGTATTCCTCATCAAGTTCTACCGCCTCTTTATCATTAATAAGAAACGGACGTAAGGATCCAGTATGAAAACATTCGTAAATATTCTCAACAAAATATGTAATGGTGGAAAAAGCAGCATCAATCAAATCAAGTGTATTCGCATGTATCATAGTCAAATCAGGTTCGAAAACCTTATACTCACGAATATTAAACGTAACAGTTGATGCCTGGCACATTCCAAGAGTGACACATAATGACAACAAACGTGAGAACTGTTTAAACAATTTGTTAGCTTTAACAAGTTCCCAATTCGTTCGTGCATCACGCATCATATCAAGCCAAGCAGGTTTCACAGGTACAACTTCATCTTCCTTTCCATCCTGGGATGACATTTCAGTCTCCAGAATTTCACATACAAATTCGAGTACCTGTGAAGATATAGACTTATTCGAAAACTTTCTTGCATAGAGAAAAATCGATGCTGCTATGGACATATAATCAGTGCATCCAGCAACAGCAACAAACAAAGCAACGACACCTTCAACTTCCGAAATGAAAGCATCAGTGATGTCAACTTTTGCATATTTAGCAAGATCATGAAAGAAATCAGGAAAAAGTTGTAAACATTCAAGACCACAATGAGGAGAAAACTGAACATCAGCGTTCTTCTTCTTATGTTTGGCTGTTCTACATTTCTTCCCTTGCCATGGAAACCTTGGAACAGGTTCACCTCGTTCTTTTGCCAACTTCTTAATCTTTTTGACTCTATTTTTCCGTCGGAGAGCATAAAAATCACGTGCTCTCTGTTTAGCGTCTTCGATTTCGTCATTGTGCTCTCCATTTTCTTCAATCGTATGGAGAGGCTTTTTCTTTTCTTTTTCTTTCTCAATTACAACAGGTGTTCCCACGCATTGTAAAGGGTTTGTTCGAGAACCGATCTCAAGCTGGGACATTTCAGAAGAAATGTCATCAATGCATGACTGTCTCATGCCGACATAATTACGGTACATGGTGGT